GATTTGTAAGATTATGAACTGGAGGAATTAAATGAGATTATTGGGTTGTGAACAAATAAATCTTAATTTAAGTAATAAATTTGTAAAAACATATATTCAAAAGCAAAAGAAAAAGAAGGAAGCAGAAATAAGCTTCCATCAATTACTCGAGAACGAGCAAAATCGTTTAGAAGAACAAAACAAATAAGATTATTCATCTTGGTTACCGGTAACTTATAAAAAGTAGTAATATGTAGATTGTTTATTCACACAACAAGATGTGGCATTAATAAAATGGTAACAAATAATGTCAAAACAAAAATATAAAGGAATATAGAGTATAAATGTCAAAATTAAATCTTAAAGCAGTAAAGGATGTTAAGGTTTTCTTTAAAGTTGAGAAAAGCAAAGGCAATATGTTAAACTTTACGGTAAACAATTGGAGAAAGTTGCATCATAAGCCAATGCATAGAAAAGTGCATAGTAAAAGAGCAAGATACAGTAATTGTAAAAGGCATAGATAAGGAGAAATATAATGACTTTAGAAGAAGTAATGTATAAGAAATACACAAACTATAATATGAGTATGAAATATGAAAAAGGTGGAAGTAAATGTTAGTACCAGCAATTTTATACAAAGAACAGATCAGGAAAGAATTCCAAAAATATTACTATACAACAGATATGTTATATGAAACAGGTTGTATGTGTAATTGGAGTCCTGAAATTGCAGAATGTCCAAGTGAGAGTCAATTCCAATATGCAATAGTTGATAATAATGAAAAACTTATTGGGTACTTAGGATATTCAGTTGATTGGTATGTGTCTAAAGCATATAACTTTGGACTTTTCTCTTTTGATAGAGGAAATATCTTAGTTGGTAAAGATGTATTTGAAAAACTGGAAGAACTTGTAAGTACATTACATCGTATTGAATGGAGAGCCGTTGGTGGTAATCCTGCTTGTAGAGGTTATGATAACTTTATCAAAAGGCATAATGGAACGAAACATGTTCTGAAAGATTCAATTAGAGATAAGAATGGAAATTATCACGATGACATTATTTACGAGATTGTTAGTTGAGGTAAAGAATAATGAAAAGTAAAAAAAAAGATATGATATAATACTTGAATATATCGAACAAAACAATTTACAGTTCTACTATTCATTAAGTCCTTTGGGAAAGATACTTTATCTTATGCAATTGGATGAAACTCTAAGTTTTAGATTATATGTATTAAGGTCAAGAATATGTGAATTGTTTGAGTTAATAATTGGAGGATTGAGAAATGGTTGGTGGAAAAGTATATGACAGTTAGAGAATTTTGTCTAAAGGAAACAAAAGTTGGTGAATTGTGTGTATTCAGAGAAGATGGATATATTATTGGTTCAACATGGATTGATCATGAAGATTTATTTACAATGAGCAACAGCATTAAGAATAATGAAGTGAAATCTGACGAATGGGGTGCATTGGCGATCGCTACGGAGCATGGAGATAAGATCCAAGTCCCATGTCATTATATAGACTTTTGCGCTATATAGATTTTTAAACTAAGATTTTTAGTGTTATTATTGGAGGTAAAATATATATGATAAAAGGTAACAAGGTATATGATCCATTAACAAATACGTGGAGCACAGGCTATTGGGTAAAAGATGAAGAAGGAAATTATTATCCAGTATGGTAGCAATTACATAACCCTCTTTAATGTATAAGATATACTGAAACAAACAAGAAGAGAGGAGAATGTAAAATGCCAAGAAAAGGAGAAAGCAGATATGATGTAGATGAAATATGCAGAGCATTAGATAGCTACACAGCACACTGCGTCAAACAAAAAGAAGTACCTATATTAAAAGAGGTATTTGTTAAGAAGGGATGGTCTTATGAATATGTATGCAAGATATTAAATGGCAAGCTATTAGAGCAGAAAGATGATCGCCTTGATACCTCTATAAGGAATCTAGTCAATGCTAAGGAGTATATGTTAGAGCGTTTAGGATTAAAAGGAAAGATCAATTCGACGTTAGCAGTATTCAGTTTGAAGCAGTTAGGTTGGAGAGATCAACAACAAGTTGATGTAGGTACGGACAATAAGAAGAGTATTAAGATCACACTTGTAAAGCCTGATTAATTGATAGGGTGTATAGTTTAATGGTAGAACATCAAAGTATGGTATTAGCTATGAAGGTATAGGTTCGATCCCTATTGCATCCATTAACCGGCATGTTATTTCTGCTCGTACGAATCTTTATGTTGCTTAATCAGAATTAG